TGATGTTTGATTTAAAGCAGGTGCATGTAAATGAGTTTTAGTAGTATCACCAGTAAATTGAAGTATTAATTGTGGTATATTTTTAATTATTGATTGATTTTGAGTAAAAGTATTAGCTACATTAATCCAAGCTATATCACTACTATTAATAGATGTAGACGGCCAAGGTTCAGGCGGAGTAGTAGTCCCATCTACGACGCATAAATACGCGACGCCATCAGATGCATAAACTATATCTCCATCATTATATGTATGAGGTGTTACATAATCACCTAAATATTGTAAGTCTGCACCAGTACCTTCTGGTCCCGGTGGTCCTGTATCACCTATTGGACCTTCTGGTCCCATTGGCCCTACTGGACCCGGTATTCCTTGTATACCTTGTGGACCTGTTAATCCTTGATCACCTTTATCGCCTTTATCACCTTTTGCACCAGTTGCTCCGTTTTGTCCATCAGCACCAGCAGGTCCAGTTAAACCTTGAATACCTTGAGGTCCAGTTGGCCCTTCTGGACCTGTTAATCCTGTTGGACCTAATGGACCTTGTGGTCCGGGTAAGCCTTGTGGACCTTGAATACCCTGATCACCCTTTGGACCAGTTAATCCAGTATCACCTTTATCACCCTTAATACCTTGCGGTCCCGGTACTCCTTCTCCAGACTCACCTTGTGGTCCTATATCTCCTTGTGGACCTTCTGGACCTACTGGACCGATTGGACCAATTGGACCTACATCACCAATTGGTCCTTCTGGACCTACTTCTCCTTGATCACCTTTTGGACCTTGTATACCTTGTGGTCCTTCTGGACCCGGTATAGGAGTGCCTATTCCTTCTTCTAAATCATTTACTTCTTTACAAACAACAGTAGCATTACTAATTGTACATTTAACAAATTTATATCCTATTGCTGCGCCATTTATTACTTCACTATGTGATACCCATGATACTTCATCTAATGAAAATTCTAATGTTTGATCAGAAGTAACCCAGACTGCTTCAGTAGGTAAGGCATAAACTTCATTTTGAACAATGGTTAATATAACTCCAATTGGCAAAGATGTAGTTGGCGTTATCTCCATTGTCTATACCTATGCAATCACAATCCACTTAGTTCCATCAAATCTAGCAAGTACTGAATTATTACCGCCACCAATAACAGTCTGTCCTGAATTATGAACTTTACTATCAGAGATATTAGCGATTGTTCCTTTTTTAGCTGTCTTATTTAATTCAGCTAATTTTCTTTCTTTAATAGAAAGTTCATCGAATTCAGTTAATGCACTACCGGGTACATTAATAGCATTCGTCGCTTCTTTAGCTGAGATAAGAGTATCTACTGGTGCTTTAATAAACATTGCTCCTGTAACTGCACCGGTTAAAGCTCCAGCAAGAGCAGTCCAAGTAGTACCATCAAGTGAAGTTGATACAGTTGCAGCAGCAGTAACAAATGTTAACTCAGATGGTAATGCGTATACTTGATTAGCTTTGAGTGTAACCGCGACTCCATGAGGTATAGATGTGCTCATTTTTATCTCTTATCTTTTAATTAAAGAGGGTAAACAATTAAGTCTACCCTCTTTAAAAGATAATTACTTCGGCTCAGGAGTCTCTGGTAAAGTATTATCAGTAGTAGGAGGTGGAGTAGTTGGTAAAGAATTATCAGGAACTAAAATCAATCCCTGACAAGCTAACCATTTAACTACAAACTTCTTACCCGGACGAGGTAATCCTTGATCAGGATTTCCACCAGAAGGAGGTAAACCTGCATCAGGACGAGTAGGATCAAATGGGTAAACAGGTAATAGACTAACATGTCCACCACCCGGCAATTCATTACTAGGATAGGTTGGTCGTCCCGGCAAAGCATTACCGGGATAAACAGGTTGTCCCGGTAATGAATTATCTGGAAATTGTGGATCTCCGGGTTCTAAGAAAGTAATAATTGCTGCTCGTGAAGTCGCCATTTTATTGCTCTCCATTTTGAGGTTTAGCTTGCTCTTTAGCTTCTGCTTTACCTTGTTCTTTCTTATTACTACCTTCTACTTCTTGATCAGCTTGCTGTTGTTGCTGTTGCATCATTTGTTGCTGAACTATTGCATTATGTTCAGTGAAGTGTAAATAAACATTCTGCCATGCTTCATTTAAAACAGGGTCAGGATTGTTTTTATACCATCTACCTACTGAACTAATTAGCCAAGTTCTACAGGTCATAGCTTCAAGCTGATGATTATCTAACATAGGATCAGGCGGAATAGAGCTAATACGAGGTGCAGGGGGTTGAACCTCGCCATTCATTAATTGTTGACTAAGATTAAGATCAGTCTTCAATTGTTGTTCAAACTCTTGTGCTTTAGGATTAGGTTGAGCTGAACTCTTTAACATCTCTTGTATTTCAGCTAACTGTTTAGTTCTATCTTCATCACCTGGTATTGTAATGTTAGTAATACCAATATGTGATGCAATAAGTTGAGTGTTCTCTGGGTCTGCAAAGATATTACCTAATAGTGATCCGGGTGCTGCTGTAGGTAATAGAGACATAATTACATCTCTTTGTTCAGTCCATGATGTAGGAATACTTTCTTTCACATCAAATGTAATATCACCTACTGAGCCATCTAATTTAGCTTTTTCAATAGCTACATTAATAAAAGAACCACCAGATTCTTCAACTACTTTTTCATCATCTTTCATTAACTCAGCATACATTGGTACTGCGATTCTCATAATACTTGCATAGAATCGTTTAATAACTGACCAATGAGGTGCGAGCCGTTGCAGACTCATTTGACGCGACGATTCATATTCTTTAGCAGTATTACTACCACCTTTAAGAGCGCCGCCGTAGATCGTAGGCATTGCTCCAGATACGAATTGTCCGACTTCAAATAATTTATTAGAGAACTGTGTATGCTCTTGACTTAAAGATGATTGCGAAGTTTCAAAAAAATCCGAATTAAGAGCCATACCAGCACGAGGTTTAGCTTGCGTAACATTGCCGGGCTTAGCTCTTTGAGTTTTATATTGATCTAAATCAAGAGTTTCTGGTCTTACAAATGTTTCAGGTACGTTATGTTCAATCGCATCTAATGTAAGATTGAACATTTCATTAGTCATATCCTGAATGTCAATAGTGTCTTTACCTAAAGGTACACCTTGAAGATGATCTTCTAATGGATCTTTACCTACAATCCAATGTTCATCTAATGACTCAGGATCAGCTACTACTAATATATCATCTAAGAAAATACAGTAAACACCATCAGGAAATTGAGACTTATACTTAGCTCGCTTCTCAAGGTCGCCAATAATATTAAATGCCCACGGACGAATCCATCGCTGTTTAACTGTTACAAGATCTTCAGCATCAGCAAAATATCTATTAGGTAGACGAGTCCACCTTTGATCTGTATAACTCTCACTAGTCTGAGGTTTTACATTTAATTTAAACTGATCCATTACATCAGCGTAATGCATCTCTGTCGTTAAGGTTAAGACAGGAACCTGTTCTAAATCTGTAACGAAAAGAGGAATCTCTACATTAAGAGGTCCATATAAATCAATACAGATTTGATGCTTAGGAATAAGATTATAATCTTTTACGTATTCTTCTTGTTCTTCTTTAACATCATTAATTGCTGGTCCAACCATTCCACATGATTGGCAAGTACTGTTGCCATTCTCGTCAGGAGGTTCGTTAATCTCCTGACCACAAGCGGCGCACTTCGCGACGGGAACTTGATTAGTTCTTATATCTTTAATTTCTTCTTTATAATAACCAAGTTTAGCATTTTCTTTAGCATAGATATATGCGAACACTAATCCTTGATTATAGCGAATCTTACAGAACTTTGAGATTAATTCTTCAGGATCATTAAACTTTTCAATCTTCTTCTTCTGAATTAATTCGTATGCTTTTGCAGTATCAATATCTTTTGCAATGTCAGCATCAGAAGGAATATATTTAACACGAGGAGGTTGACTAGTTAATGCTGCAATGATTGATTGTCCGAAAGCTTTATAGACATTAATAACTTTAGCATAATCATCAAGATCAATATCTTCGTTATTATGAATAAGGTAGCCACCTTGTGCAACAGGTGCCCAAGATTGAAGTTGATCATCATAATAAAGAATCTGATCTCCATCCCAATACATCGCAAGTTTTTTATACATGCGATTACGCCAGTCGCGTAGACTTCTATCAGCATTATCAATGTCTAAACAGATTGCACTCAAATCTGCTTTAAGTTCTTCATCTTCTATTTTATCTTCAGCCCTGATTTCTTGTTCTGGTTCAGCTTCTGGTTCAGCTTCTTCTGGAGTTAATTGAAACTCATCTTCAGGCAAATCTATCTGTTCAGGAGTTGCCTCCGGTGCCGGCTGATTCAGAAGTTCTAATTCATCAGGGTATGGAAAAGACATTTTAATACATCCTAACCGATCTCTTACGAGTTACAGTATTACCTTCTTTAGTCGTAATCTCAGTTGAGGTAGAACCTCGCGAGCTAGGTCTTGATACTCTAGACTTAATCATCTTAGACTTAACAGCAGGTTTGTAAGCTTTACCCTTTTTATAATTACGTCTAGCTTTCTTAGCCATATTTACTCTATCTGTTTATGAGTTGCCTACGGCGACGCTAAAAAGGAGTTACAGATCGAGGTGCAGTTCCACCAACTTCAGATCCTGCTGGCTGTTTACCCATCATCTGAGCGCGACGACCCATCATTTGACCTCTATTCATATTAGGTCTACCCATAGATGGACGTGCAGATGGTGCATTAGGATTCATAGTATTAGCCATAGGTGCAGTTGCAGTTGTACCTTGTGGAGCAGGTTGATTAAATGGTTGTCCTTGCGGCTGTCCCTGGCTCATTGCTGGTAATTGACGTTGTGGCATAGGTGGACGCTGCATCATTGATTGCTGATTCTGTCTTTCATTCATCTGTCTCATCATCTCTTGACGATCAGGCATCTGTCTTTCAGCTTGCATATCAGGATTATAATTAGATTCAGGCATATTCCATTGTGCCTTCATCTGATTCATTGCAGATGGGTCCATAGGTGGACGTTGTGGCATTTCAGGTAATGATAAACCACCTTGAAATTGACCAGCCATCTGCTGCTGTCGTTGATCCATTGCTGTATTACGATCACGAAACTGATTACGTCGCGCTAACATCTCAGCAATACGAGGGTCTTGCATTTCGTCAGGCATAAATCACCTATTAATTGGCTTGAATTTAAATCTATCTCTATCTCTAGAACGATTAGATAGAATCGCACCGATAGTTCTAATGTTAGCTCTATTTAATTTATTAAGAGCTAATTCTTTATCTTCTATTTTCGCATCGGTCCCAACAGCAGCCTCAGTATCAGGACGGCTAGTATAATTACGAAGAAGATGCTCATAAGTGGCAATCTGCTGATCTCGTAATCTAACTAACTGAATTAACTCTGCTTTATCAAGAAGAGTATAATCGCTTTCTTCTAGAAATGGAGAGTCCTTGCTTTCGCTTTTCGGCATCAAGTTGAGCCATTCGTATATAGTATGAAGTATTGTCATTGGTTAATTGTCTATGTTCTTCAATAGCTTCAATCTGTTTAAACTCTTTATCGTCGCGCATTACTTCATCAATATATCTATCTACGCCTTTGCATAAGTATCTGAATCCATCATATGCATCGTCGCCACGAAACTCGGCTACATCTTCGTACTTCTTTTGACCGCGACTAAAGCCTTTATCTTCATTGTAAACACAAATAGGTAATACCTTTATAATTTCTTCACAGGTATTAAAGATTTGTAGACGAGGCAGATTTATTTCTTGATTAGGCAGGAATGACTTAGCGTATTTTTGAGCAGTAGCTTCATTAAAATTTCTTAATAAAGATTCATATGTTTTTTGACTATACTCTCCATTTATTATTTTAGGTTGAGCTATTGGTTCAAATCGAAGTAAATCATGAATTAATAATTTACCTGCTAATCTGTTATTGTCTGCTCGTTCAATCCTTGGACCTAATTCAAATAAGTTTGTAGTAATCTGTTGAATGATAGATTGCTCATGTCCTTCATTCTTCCATGCAGAAGGATCAACTATTACTACTTTAATATTCTGTAAATCAGCTAACGATTTTCTGTATACTTCTGCACACCATGTACGAATGGTTGCTTTATTAATGACAAATTCATCATATAGATATACTCTTTTATCTGGGCTAATTGCCATCCATCCTGCCCATGTATTAGCAGAATGTCCCCAGTCAATACCTAATAGACGAGGCCAATAATAAGGAATATGAAATGGTGGTATTACATGTAAAGCATTCTCTGGTTCTGATGCTAATCTTTCAACTCTAAACTCAGTAAATACTTGACCAGCAAATATCCACCAGTCGCCTTCTATCTTTGCTTTCCTTTCATGTTCAGGAAGCATTGAGAGACGATCTAAATATGTTGGATCGTTCTTAGTTAATTGAGGATTATCTGTTGCCCATGATCTAATGAATATTCTTTTATTACCTTTATTATCAACTAAGAGTTTACCACCTTCGCGACAGGGTTCAATGAATCGTTTTCTGACCCAACCGTGTCCAATATTTCCTGGATTACTTGCACTTCTAATAATGACAGGTAAGTCGCTAACTGCTCTGCGGATTCTGGAAGTAATATAGAGGTATTGAAATTCAGAAAAATGCGTAAGCTCGTCAAACGCGACGTAATGATATTCAGCGCCATCGTGATCGCGAGCATGTTCATCCCGTTCCAGATAGGCAAACCTAATAATTGCCCCACTAGGGAATGTGAAAATTCGTTTAGTTTCGTTGTAGCTTCCCCCGACTTTTCCGTAGAGATA